TTCTAATGAGCAAGCTCTCGCGCATCGAATTTAAGGCCACCCCTTCTGAAAGAAAGCGGCTCGACATTGAGGCCGCCGCCCATGGCATGACCCGCCAAGATTTAATCCGTGAACGGGTGCTAGTGGCAACGCCCGAAACTCAAAAATTCCGAACTGATATTGGGGCGATTGATCGAGCCGTAAAAGCGGTATCTCGTCAACATGTCGGATTGCCTCGACATGCCCTAGAGCCGATCGTTTGCACGGTGCTGTGTTCTTTGGTGGCGGACAGTCGAACAGGTGGCATACCTGATTGACAGGATGGTATGCCATGGCATATCTTTAAGGAGTCAAGGGGATGACCCTCAACACCTCAAACCATGAAATCTTTCGCATTTCTCGTTATCGCCGCCGCTGCTCTTTTCGGTAGCGTCACCAGTGCCGATCTTGCCAAGAAAGGCAACCACACCGCCGCTGCTCTCTTCGCTGGATTTACCGCGATTGCTGCAGCGTCCACTGTCTGCACCATCGGGTCAATCATCGACGAGGCGTGACCAATTGGCATACTGCTACGGTCTTGACCATTGGTATGCCATCAGGTTATATTTAATTCATCGGGAGGCAACGGCGGCCAATGTCCGCCACTCCTGAACCCACGGCGAGAGCCCACCACCTCAAACTCAAACCCATGTTCATCCAACGCAACACCTCCTACCTCGGCGGCACCGAGACCGTGTTCCTCAACACCAGCCTCGACGCCAAGGACACCTGGGCTAATGGCATCTACCAGAACAGCCGCTTCGCGCAGTTCCGCTGGGATCCTCAAGACCTCAAGCTTTACATCATCGCCAAGTCTTTCGAGATGCCCAAGTTCCGCAAGTGTTCAGCCAAGACCGAAGACGCAGCCCGCGCCAAGGTTGACGCTTACCTAGCCAAAGCCGCAGCCTGAACCCTTCGGGGTTCTTTTTTTTGGCCTGCCCCTTGCGCTCCTGCCTCTGGTATGCCACACTGTCAACAACGGGGGCGACCCCTCAACACCTCAACCATGGACAACCTCACCCACCCCCTAACCCTCGCCATTCGCTACCGCGACAACACCGGCAGCGCATGGTCACGCTTCACCACCACCCAAGAACTTACCGCCAACATCCGCGAACTCTGGGCCGAAAAGGCAACCATCGAAAGCATCGACCCCGCCTTCCCCGCCTGATCCATGGACTTCCACAACACCAGCCTCAACCATTACGAAAACCAGCCCGTTTTCTGGGCCGATGAACTCCCACCTGAGCCGCCCTCCTACCTCTGCGAAGCTCGACGTCGTTCAATCTTTGACCGCCTCCTAAACCGCCCCGGCGAACTCATATGGGACGAATGGGTCCAAACCGTGGACCACTGGCAAAAGTTGGAAAAGGAAGCATTAAGAGACGGCCTCACCCTCACCACTGACCCCACGCCCTCGACCTAATCTCACGCCGGGGAGCCTGACACCTGAGACCCCCCTCAGGTTGAGAGCTATAAAAAACTCGCAACAGTTGCGGCGCCAAGGGAGCCGTGCGAGAAAGGCAGGGGCGGTAGAGGTGCCGTATCGATCCCCCGGCGTTCAAACTTCACAACACCAACAACCGATGGACCAACACCTCAGCACCCAGCAACACATCAACAACCTTCGCGTATTCGAAAATTATGAGCGCCGATTACGTGACGCCTACCAACGAGCCACAACCCCCGAACGCCAAGATCCGCAACCGAGAGGACGGAACCGTGGTCTTGTCCGTGGGTGAGTATGTCGGCTTTGTTTCGTCTCATCACCTGGTCCTTCCCAAAATCAACCAACTGAACAACTACTGGCGCAAGATGCACGCCCCAGAAAAAAAGACTGGCTAACCTTTACCCGTCGCCTGTAAGATCCGGGCATGGCTAAAAAGTCAACCAATCAAGAAATCCACGAACGGGTAAACGTGATTTACCAGTTCTTGATTAAATCGTGGTCGCGTTTTGACATCCTTCAATACGCCGCGACTGAGTGGGATTTGTCCAGCCGTCAGACAGACGAATACATCGCACGCGCTCGTAAGTTGATAGAAGAAGACTCAGCCGTCGAGCGTCCGCAATGGTTAGCCGCTGCGGTGCGTCGTCTTGCGGAATACGAAAAGCGGGCCGGCAACGACGACCGCCAGGTAGCTGTCGCAATCAAAGCACTTGAGACTCAGGCTAAGCTTTTGCGCTTCGACATCTGATGGTTTCCGTCCTCGCGGGCTTGACCGAAGCGGAGCCGCTCCTCGCCTTCGCTGAGCCGCCCACGCAGGAAGAGACCACCGACCTCTTGCAGCGCATCCGCGACGACCTGCACCCAGGGCAGCGGGCATTTGTCGATGATCAGACCACTGATATTCTCGGCCTCTGTGCTGGCTATGGCAGCGGAAAGACGCACGCGCAAGCTGCTAAGGCTGTCTTCCTTGCCTGCGCTAATCAAGGCTTCACCGGCTGCGTGATGGAGCCCACCGGGCCGCTGGTCCGTGACATCTGGCTGAACGACTTTGAGGCGTTTCTGCAGCGGTATGAAGTGCCCTACACCTTCCGAGCGAGTCCACTCCCTGAGGTAATTTTGCATCTACCCGGCGGGGATACGAAAATCTTGTGCCGGTCCCTAGAAAGCTGGACGAGGATCATCGGTCTTAATTTGGCGTGGGTGCTGGTGGACGAAGTTGATACTGTCCCCACCTCTGTCGCTGATCGAGCCTTTCCCAAGATCCTGGGCCGCCTTCGAGCCGGCAACGTCCGCCAGTTTGCAGCAGCCTCCACGCCTGAGGGTTTCCGCTGGATGTGGAACACATTCGGCACCGAGGAGGCAAAGGAGCGCAAGGACCGCAAACTGATAAAGATGAAAAGCGCAGACAACCCACATCTGCCGCCGGACTTCATATCGAGGCTTGAGGCTTCATACGATCCGAGCCTCCTCGCCGCCTATCTTCAGGGCGAGTTCACCAATCTGACCACCGGCCAGGTCTACGACCGATTCAGCCGCGACAAGCACATTTGCCGAGATCTTCCAGATGTCAGCGACGAAATCTTGAGAATCGGGGTGGACTTCAACGTGGGCAACATGAGCGCCGTGATCGGTGTCCGTCTGGGTAACTCTTTATTGCTAATTGATGAGGTCAGCGGTTCTCAAGATACGGATGCCCTGGCCCAAGAGATCCGCCGACGCTATCCCGATCGTCGCATCTATGTTTACCCTGATGCGTCAGGTTCAGCGCGTTCGACTACTAATGCCAGTCTGACCGACATCAGCATTCTCGAGTCCTATGGGTTCAGCAATCAGTCACCTCGTTCAAATCCAAGGGTCACTGATCGGGTGGCTTCTCTTCAGGCTCTGTTGGAGAACGGCAAGGGTGAGGTCCGGCTACAGGTAGCGGCGCATTGCAAAAGGACGATTGAGTGCTTGGAGCTGCAGAGCTACACCGAGCGAGGCGAGCCGGACAAGGAAGCGGGCTACGACCACATGAATGACGCTCTTGGCTACCTCGTATTCCGAGAGTTTTCGATATTGCACGCTCGAGCTGGTCGAGGCACAGGAATCAGGCTTTACTAAGCTGTGCGCATTAAGTAGGGCGGGACATGTATTCATCATTTGCAGGTGGCCGCCAACGTGCCTCAAGCGTTGCGCTTGTTAGTGATCCGAACAACGCTTATGTGAACATGGAACCCCACTGGGAGCTTCTCGAAGCGATCAGTCTGGGCACATTTGGCATTCGTAAAAAGCATAGAAAATATTTACCGCAAGAACCTAGGGAACTTGATGAGAGCTACGATTCACGCTTAATGCGTTCAACTTTGCCGCCTTTCTTCAGCAGGCTAGAAAGACTTTTGGCCGGTATGTTGACGCGAAAGCCTATTCGGCTGCAAGACGTAAGTGATACTGTCACGGAACAATTGTTTGATGTTGATCTTCTCGGGAACAACTTGGACGTGTTTCTGTATGAAGCCGCCCGAAAGATGATCCGCTACGGTCACGTCGGCGTCTTGGTTGATGCACCGGCTGCGGGTCAGAACGGCCGACCGTACTGGTCGATTTATTCCCCGCCGGATGTGCTCGGCTGGAGGAGTGAAATCATCGACGGGCAGCAGAAATTAATCCAGCTGCGTCTCTACGAGAAGGTGGTGCAGCCTGATGGCGACTACGGCGAGAAGATGGTGGAACAGGTTCGAGTCCTGACCCCTGGCGCTTTCGAGATCCATCAGAAGGACAAGAAAGGCGACTATCGAGTGGTGGATGAGGGAACCACGAGCCTGGATGAGATTCCGTTTTCTGTGGCTTATTCCAACCGCACGGGCATTCTCGAATCACGCCCGCCGTTGGCTGATATTGCTGAGCTAAACCTCAAGGCTTATCAGGTACAGAGTGATTTAGATAACCAGCTGCATATCTCGGCTGTTCCGATGTTGGCCGTTTATGGCTTCCCGCAGTCGGCCGAGGAGATCAGCGCAGGCCCCGGAGAAGCGATGGCCCTCCCCATGGACGCGAAGGCCGAATATATCGAGCCCCAAGGCCGGAGTTTTGACGCTCAGTTCCGCCGGCTTGATCAAATTGCTAGTCAGATTAACGAGCTAGGACTGGCCGCAATTTTGGGGCAAAAGCTGTCAGCAGAGACGGCCGCATCAAAGAGGATCGACCGCAGCCAAGGGGATAGCACCATGCAGGTGGTGGCTCAGCAGATGCAGGACTTAATCGACAACTGCCTGCAGTATCACGCGAACTATCTGCAGATTCCTGAGGCTGGCAGCTCCTTTGTCAATCGTGACTTTATGGCGTCACGTTTGGAGCCGGATGAGATCCAAGCATTGCTGCAGCTCTACACCGCAGGGACCATTACACAGTCAACGCTGTTAGAGCAGTTGGAGGCCGGCGAGATCTTGGGCGACGACTTCGACGTTGAGGAGGAGTTGGAAGGCACGCAGAACGGGGGCATGATTGAGATGGACCAGCCAGAACCTGTGGCACGGGAAACCATGCCCGAGGAGTCGGCTGAGCCAGAAGACCAAGATCAAATGCCTGATTAATGAGCTGGATCAAGAACCTA